GTTCTCCGTGATTTATCCGATATGTCCGATTTTGTACCGATTCCAAACGATAACAAACCGGACAATACGGAAGTGCCAGCCGATTCGAGCCAATCACAAATCGGACACGTGGGGGCGGTAGTTGGCAGCGCGGTTCCACGGATCCATAGCCTCATCAGAGAAGGCGACCAAAGCCGAGTAGCTGAGGCGTTACAGTTTGCCGAGGATATTGGGATTAACTTAATGCCGTGGCAGAAAAACGCTTTAGGTGAGCTGCTCAAAATGGACGGCAAGCGCTGGCAATACCGGCAGCTGGGGATTATCTGCGGTCGTCAGCAGGGTAAAACCTTTTTAGCCGCTTTGCGTATATTGTCCGGTATTTACCTTTTTGGCGAAAAGGACATAATCCTAATGGCCGTGAACCGGAAGCTCTCGCTTATTACGTGGCGGCAAATAGATTGGCTAGTCCGCAATACGCCACGCTTAAAAACCGAGCACCTAGCGACCTATACGACCAATGGAGCGGAGCGGATTATGTTCCGCAACGGGGCGCAGATCTCGGTGGTTGCTGCTACGCCTAACGGCGCCCGTGGTATGAGCGCCGACTTTCTCTTTATCGACGAGCTCCGGGCTATCGATCAAGATACCTACGACGCGGCAATCTATACGACCAATGCTCGCAAGGCGCAGGTACTTACCGTAAGTAATGCCGGCGATAAGAATAGCCGGGTACTCAATTCGCTGCGGGAGCGAGCGCTCGCCGGTGCGACGCCTACCCTCGGCTGGCTGGAGTGGAGCGCTCACCCTAGCCGCGACATTATGGACGTCGAGGGGTGGGTGGAGAGCTGCCCGGCGCTGGGGCATTACCTCGAGCTCGAGACCCTCAAGCACCTAGCGGCCACTAATGATCCAATGGCTTTCCGGTGCGAGGTGCTCTGCCAATGGCTAGACAATTCAGCCAGCCCGTTCGAGGCTGGCGCCTTTGACGATTGCGCCGATGAATCTATCTCGCTGGTCGAGGGTGGCGACCTTTACTTCGCTTTCGACAAGTCGCACACCCAGCGCCACGCGGTACTTGTGGCCGGTCAGAAAATGGGCGACTTTACAAACCTGTATGTATTGCAAGAGTGGAACTCGAATAACCCGCTTGATGAGGTCAAGCTGGCCAGCGACATTAACGCTCACGTGCAGAAGTGGCGACCGAGGGTAGTCCTCTACGATCGCTATATGAGCCAAAATACCGCGACCTATCTAGCCGCCTCCGGGGTGAATATGGCCGATTGCTCCGGTAAGAGCCAAGTCGAAGCCTCGCACCGGTTTGCTCAGATGATGAGCGCCCGGGTCTTACGCCATAAGAAAGAGCCGACGCTCGTAGACGCCGTTAATAGCTGCTCGAGCAAAATCTCGGAGAACGGCTGGCGCTTAGTACGCCGGAGATCCGCTGGCGAGATATGCGCGGCGATATGTGCGGCTATGGTGAGCTGGCAAGCTTCCGCACCGCAAAATAAACCGGTCATCTACGTCGCCTAGACACGCTGGGGCAAATCGGACAAATATCCGCGTAATACCATAAACTACGCCCCGTGGGATTACTCAACACCGTCGCCGAGGCTTTATTTCCCAACCCCAAAATAGAGGCGCAATACGCGCCGCCGGTTATGACGCTACCGGAATACACGAGCTTTAATTATTACGGCAACGCCGGACGATTTGTTACACGTCAGGAAGCGCTCAGCGTTCCGAGCGTTAAGAAAGCGCGCGATCTTATTTGCGGAATTATTGGCACTACCGAGTTTCATCTTTACCGCAAAAGTACCGGACAAGAATTAGGTTCTCCGGTATGGCTCGAGCAACCCGATCGTAACCAACCACGTCAGGTAACTATGGCGTACACCGCCGATAGTTTATTTTTTTACGGCGTTGCCTATTGGGAAGTAGTCGAACAATATGCCGACGGTACGGGTCGCCCTTCACGTTTTGCTTGGGTTGCTAATGAGCGCGTTACACCGCGCTATAACGAAAACTCTACTTTGGTTATCGGTTACGCCGTGGACGGTCGAGTGCGTCCAATGGACGGGCTGGGTAGCCTTATTACTTTCCAATCATTAAACGACGGTATTTTATCGGTCGGTGGTCAAACTATTCGCGCAGCACTTGACGCACAATACGCAGCGAGTGTAAATGCGCGTACACCTATCCAAAGCGGGTATATTAAAAATACCGGTGCGGATTTGCCCGAGGATCAAATAGTGGGTCTGTTGGCGAAGTGGAAGCAATCACGTCTACAAAATAACGTTGGTTACTTAAACGCTGCGTTAGATTTTAAGACGACAAGCTTTAGCCCGAAAGAAATGGGCTATAACGAGTTTTTACAATTCTTAGCTACTGAAATAGCGCGTATGTGTAATATCCCGGCGTATATGTTGAGCGCTGATCTTAATAACTCTTTGACTTATGCCAATGTTATCGACGAGCGCCGACAATTCGTCGATATGTCCCTGCGCCCATATATCGAGGCTATCGAGGGTCGTCTCTCAATGAACGATATAACGAGTAACCAAAATTATGTGCGAGCTGGATTAGATGACGGGTTCCTACGCTCAGACGCTCTAACACGCCTACAAGTAACCGAGAAGCTCCTGAGCTTAGGACTTATTACTATCGAGCAAGCGAGAGAAATGGAGGATTTGAGCCCAAATGGATCAGACACTATTGACGTTTAGCGGAACTATCGAGGCTTCAGATACCACACGTCGAGTAATCGCCGGAAAGATTGTGCCCTTTGGCGAACCGGGCTATACCTCCGTTGGTAAAGTCGTATTTGAGCGTGGGTCTATTGCTATTCCTAACGAGCGCTTTAAGTTGCTCTTGGAGCACGATCCGAAGCAACCGGTTGGCCGTGCGATTAACGTACAGGAAACCGCCGACGGTATTTACGCGCAATTTAAGGTTGCCGAAACTACTCGCGGTAACGACGCGCTTATCGAAGCGTCAGATTTACGCGACGGTCTTAGCGTGGGCGTACTTGTCCATAAGTCCGTAGATCGCGGAGATACTTTATTCGTCCAGAGCGCTGAGCTTCAGGAGGTCAGCCTCGTTCATACTCCGGCATTTAAGAGCGCCGAAGTAACTACCGTTGCCGCTAGCGAAAGCGAACCGGAAACTCCAGACAACCCAACCCAACCAACCGAAAGCGAGGCCGTCGTGGAAAACCCCGACACTCCAGCCGTCGAGGTAGAAGCCGAAAAGGTCGAAGCCTCGCGTCCCCGCGTCTCCGTAACAGCTATGGAAGTACGCCACCCAATCCGTACCAAAGCGGATTACTTGCAACACACAATTAAAGCTGCTTTAGGTAATGATGATTCCCGCGACTATGTTAAAGCGGCAGACGCTCAAGCTGCTAAGTCTATGACTTTCGCAGATGATTCCTTTACTACCAACCCAGCCTTTTCTCCGGTGCAATATGTTTCGACGGTAGTAGATACTCTTATTGGCAATCGTCCTGCTATTGACGCACTCGGTGGATCTCGTCCTTTAGCTGCTTCCGGTATGACTATCTCGATTCCAAAAATTACGACAAACGGAACCGTAGCCGAAACCGCTGAGGGTGGAGCACCTTCCGAAACCGGAATTGTTAGCTCATACGTTAATGCAACGGTTAAAAAATACGCAGGTTTGCAACGTTACTCGGTAGAATTGTTGGAACGATCCAGCGATAATCCGTCTTTCTTCCAAGCTATGCTTGAGAATATGACTCGCGCCTATAACAAGGCGACCGACGCAGCCGTAATCGCTGAGATTACCTCCGGTGGTACGCAAGGTACCGCCGTCGCTGCAACAAGCGCAGGTATTATCAGCTTCGTTTCTACTGAGGTACCAGCCGCATACTCTGCAACTGGCGAATTGCCAACCGTTTATATTGCCGGAACCTCACAGTGGGGTCTGCTAATGGGTGCAACCGATACAACCGGTCGCCCAATCTATAACGCAGGATCTCCATATAACAGCGGAGGAAATGCGAACCCACAAAGCCTTCGCGGAAATGTTCTCGGCCTCGATTTATTCGTGGACGCCAATATGGTCGCTACAACGATTGACGAGTCGGCCTTTATCTGCGTACCTAGCGCTATCTATATCGCAGAGAGCCCGGTACTCCGACTCTCGACGAACATCCCGACGAGCGGGGAGATAGAGACGATGCTATATGGATATTTAGCCACAAAGACTCTCGTCTCCGGCGGTCTCCGTCGCTTTAACCTCACCTAATAACCAACCAAGCCCCTAGCCCCGCTACCTAGTCCTAGCGGGGTTAGGCCCAAGTAATGTAAGGGGTGCCTAATGGCAGCTACGTATATCACTAAAGCGGAGCTACGTACTCTGCTGGGGATAGGCACCCTTTACTCAGACAGCGTGGTTGAAGAATGTTGCCAAGCCACGGAGGACTACCTCAAATCTTTCTTATGGTTTAACAATGTGCCGGTATCTGCTCAACAAGCCCGGGCTACCAATGTCGCTACTTTGACGACACCGATACCGCACGGCTTTAATGTCGGACAGACCATTACCGTTACCGGCTGCGACGCTCACTATAACGGCAATAAAACCATAACGGCCGTTACGCCTTACACACTTTCTTACGCGATTACCCACGCCGTCGAGGATTACCACCTCGTTAGGCCATACGGCAAGATACAGGGCGAATATCACGGTACGGATTACGCCACTACTCCAGCCGTACGAGAGGCCGCCGCTACCGTAGCCGTTACCCTTTGGCAAGCGCGACAAGCCCCGGGTAACTCCGTCGCTACGGTGGACGGCTTCGTCGCTTCACCTTTCCAGCTCGGTAATACTTTGCTTGCCAAAGTGCGCGGCATATTAGCTCCGTATCTTGCCCCTTCCGGTATGGCTGGTTGATATGCCCGACGCACCCATTACGACGCTACGATCCAGCCTTGCCAGCGATTTAGCCAATGCGAGCGTATGGTCGGTATTCGCGTACCCGCCACAGGCGCCGCTGGCTAATTCCGTAGTGATTATGCCCGACGAGCCTTACGTCTACGTCAATAGCAACCAAAAAGTAGTAATCCAGCCAACCGCTCGCTTTAAGCTGCTATTGCTGGTGCCGCTGCTTGATAATCAAGGCAACCTCAACTCTATTGAGACTTTTATGGTCGAACTTATGACCAAGTTAAACGCCTCGACGAAAACTATACACATCGGCAACTTTAGCGCTCCGGGAATTATCGAAACCCCGGCGGGCAATTTCTTACAAATCGAACTACCTATCGAGATTATCTCGAGCTGGTCGTAAGGAGAATAAATGGCAACCTACAAAGTAATCAGCGACAACGAGCTTGCTGGCGTCGGTCAGGGTGGAACCATAACCGATACCCAGCTAGAGGGGTGGGACGTCCCGCACCTAGTTAAAACCGGCATACTCGAGGAAGTGTCCTCGGTTGCCCCAACCCCAAAGAAAGAGAAGGAGTAAAAAGTGGCTACCGGTATTTATTTTGCACAGAACAGCTACTTTAAGCTAGGGACGTATGATCTTAGTAGCGTCGTACAATCCATTAGCTTAAATATCAACTACGAGCAATTAGATGTTACCGCTTCCGGCGACGCTTCCCGAAAGTACCTCAAAGGTCTAGCAGCTCATCAAATCAGCGGGACGCTCTATATCAAGCAAGACGCAATCGCCGCAGGATCTACTCGCGCCGTACTCGATTCCCTCAAAGGAACCGCTGCCGCGTTCGAGATTGCTCCTGACGGTGGCACAGCTTCCAGCACTAACCCGAAGTATTCCGGGTCTTGCTTCGTCAATGGCTATACGCCGGTAAACGGCGCTCAAGGCGACGTTGCAACGCTGGACTTTACTTTCGATTGCACGACCGACGTAACTATCGCTACGTCATAACGGACTAGAAAGAGGGCTAGAAAATGGCAAAGTTAATAATCACACGCGATACCGGGGTCGTCGAGCATTACGAGATTACCCCGGCTATCGAGGTAGCTTTTGAGGCTTACGCCAAGAAAGGCATTAACAAAGCGTTTAGAGAGGACGAGAAACAAACCGACGTTTATTACCTCTGCTGGGAAGCGATACGCAGATCCGGGCAGACCGTGGCACCGTTTGGGGACGAGTTTCTCAAGACTCTTAAAAGCGTGGAGGTGGCCGAGAGCGACCCTTTAGGTGGGTGAGCGATTCTAGGACGCTCACTTATCAAATAGCGGCGATAGCGGTCGAAACAGGAATAGCACCACAAGCGTTAGCGGAGGCGACTCCCGAAATGCTGGCGGCAATTATCAGAGTATTAAACGACAGAGCGGAGGCGGTAAAAAATGGCAACCGTAGCCGCTCGCGTCGAAGGCCTTGACGAGACAATTAACTACCTCAAGCAATTCGACAAAGAAACCCTCAAAGCGCTCAATAAAGAGCTATACGGGGTAATGAAAGAGCTTGTCTATGAGGCCAGGAGTCTCGCGCCGAGCGCTTCACCTATGAGCGGTTGGGCTGAGCCGAGCAAGTACGGCGCCGAGTGGGGAACCCGTTTACTCTTTGACCCGCGTAAGGTCAAGACCGGCATACGATCCAAAATAGGAACCGTGCGCCACCCCAACAGCTATACGACCTCCCGAACTTATTTGCTCATTAACGCTAACCCCGCCGGAGCTATCTACGAAACAGCTGGACGTAAAAGCGAAGGTAAAGGCGTCAATGGTCGCGGCTTTATACGCCAAATCGAGAACGATTCGGGCATAGTCGTTATAGGCAAGCAAGGCCGCATAGTCTGGAAAGCCGTAAACGAAAACCGAGCGACGGTAGTAGCTAAAATGGAGGCTATCGTCAAACGTTACGAGGCATACACGAATAGGAGGCTCGCGGCGTAATGGTTATAAAAGTACCCGTAGTCCTCACCTATTCCAACAAAGGCACCAAGCAAGCCTCAAAGGATCTGAACCTACTCGGTAAGAGTATTAAAAAGTTTGGTTTGGCTTCTAAGTTATCGGTTGCCGGTATTACTGCAAGTATTAGTCTATTGGCTAAACAATCGGTTAGCGCGGCTATTGCGGAGGAAAAGCAAGCTAAAAGCCTGAGCCTGACGCTAAAAAATTTAGGTAAGAGCTACGCCGCCGTAGGGGTCGCCGAGTACGTCAATAAGCTGCAATTCGCTACCGGCGTCTCTGAGGATCAACTACGCCCAGCGCTCCAGCGCCTTATTACGACTACCAACGACGTCGCAAAATCTCAAGACCTACTAAAGCTTGCTCTCGACATATCGGCAGGTAGTACCAATAGCCTAGAGACGGTCGTCAAGGCGCTCGGCCGTGCCTATTTAGGCAATAACACGGCGTTAGGCCGTTTGGGTCTGAACCTAACTAAAGCAGAGCTCAAGGTCGCTACTTTTGAGCAGATAACCGCCAAGCTCGCTGCTACCTATCAAGGGCAAGCCACCGAAGCGGCTAAAACCTTTGGCGGCCAGCTAGCGATATTAGGCGTTGCCGCTGACGAGGCGAAAGAGAAAATCGGCGTATCGCTGATTAACGCGATTCAGGAATTAGCAGGAGATCAAGGCGTCGCCGGAGTAGCCGACGATATGGATAGGCTGGCAACAAAGACGGCTAACGCGATTACCGGCTTTACCTTCCTTATCGACAAGGTAAAGGCTTTGGGTAATGTTGCATTGGAAAACGGCTTATTACCTAAAGCCAAAGACTCTACCTTTTTTGGCATTAACCCTAATCAACCTTTCTTTGGCATATTGGCCGATATTGGAGCTCAACAAAACGCGCTAAGCAACGCCGGAACTACGCCAAAGCCCAGCGCATTAGGCGAGCAACGCAAGGCAATTGCCGCCGGTAAAGTCGCGGTAGATCTCAACAAAAAAGCTGCGGCGGCCAAAAAAGCCGAGCTAGCCGCTCAACGCGCGCTCGCTACCAGCAAGAAATTAGCGGCCAAGTTTGACCAAGAAAACATAGCTATCGAGGCTGCGCTAAAAGCCAAACTTAGCGACGAGGACAGGGCTCGCCTCTTAGCTATGAAGGCTCTCAAAACCGAGACCACCGCCGACGACGCTAAGGCTCTAGCCGATCTCAATACCGCCGTAAAGAAAAACGCCGCCGAGGAATTGGCCGGCATTAAAGCCGCTGAGGAAGCCAATACGCAAGCCATAGCTAAGAGAAAATCCGAGTATCAAGCCTTGCAGGAGTGGCTGGCTAGCAATCCTCTCAAAGTATTTACCACCGCAATTATTAACGGCACCGAGGTTACGGCTCCGGCCGCCTTTGGTTTGAGCGGGACTAACGCCGCGCCGAGTGTCCCGACCACTAACGCCTCGACCGGTCTGAATACTGGATCTATGGCCTCCGTAGCCGCTGCCGCTGGAAACGCTGGCAATATCACCGTAAACGTAAACGCTGGCACCATAGCCGACGAGAATAAACTGATCTATATCATTAGCAACGAGCTTACAAAGTTCGTACGCTTTGGAGGTATTACCGCTCCGGCTGGGTTCATCTAATGCCATTACCTACCGTTAAGGTCGTCGTCAATTTTAGCTCCGGGGCTAGCTTTGGTCAGACTATGGTTCTCGGCACCGGCATACTCGACCAAGACGTCCTCGGGGACGCTGCCGCTCTTATCGTGGACGTCTCGGCTCAGGTACAAAGCGTCAATACCGTCCGGGGTCGAAACCTACTTACCGAGCAATTCCAAACCGGCACGGCTACCATCGTATTGGCCGACCAACTTGGCTATTGGAATCCGCAAAACACCGCCTCGCCCTATTACGGCCAGCTCTTACCGCTTCGCAAAATTCAGATAAGCGCCGTAGATCCTGCCACCAGCCTTACGAGTTACCTTTTTAGCGGCTATATCACCAGCTATAACTACCGGCAAAGCCAAGACGTCGGAGAGGTCTCTACGACAACCCTGACGGCCTTAGACGCCACGCAACTACTTACCCTAGCTACCGTGTCCACCGTAACCGGTGCGGTCGCTGGAGAGACGACAGGGGTACGTTTTGGACGTATTCTCGACACTCTCGGCTGGCCGTCGGGTATGAGGGACGTCGATACGGGAGCGACTACCTGCCAAGCTGACCCCGGAACCTCCCGCACCGGCTCGGCAGCGCTTCAGACCGTGGCCTCTACCGAGTTTGGCGCTTTCTATATCGACACGCAAGGCCGCGTCGTCTTTCAAGATCGCAACCTCACCTCGACCAGCGTAGCCGGTACGCCTACCGCCTTTGTCGATAGTGGCGCCGGTATTCGCTACTCCAACGCCGACTTTAAGCTCGACGACTCTCAAATCTTTAACCAAGCCAACGTTACCGCTGGGGCTATTACGGCAACCTACAAAGACCAAACCTCCATAGATACCTACTTTTTGCACTCCTACGATATTAGCGGCCTACTTATGCAGACCAGCACCGAGGCCGATAACTGGGCGCGGGCTATGGTTGCCAGCCGTAAAGATACGACAATCCGCTGCGACTCGATTACCCTTAACCTCAATACGCCCAGCTATACAGCCGGTACCACGGCAGCGCTGACGCTGGACTATTTTACGCCCATAACCGTTACCCAGACCCAGCCCGGCGCCTCCAGCATTACTAAGACCTTGCAGATATTCGGGGTAACTCACTCGATCAACTACGGCAACCAAACGTGGTTTACGCGCTTTACCACGGCAGAGCCGATTATCGACTCGTTCATTCTCAATTCGTCTCAATACGGGATATTGGGGACAAATGTATTATCCTACTAGGGTGAGGTGCGCCAATGGCTAAACAGACATTTACGACGGGCTCGGTATTAACCGCGACCCAAATGAACGATCTCCAGACCAATGATTTTAACTGGACGGTTAGCCAAAAAACCGCCTCTTATGTTTTGGTGGCTGCCGATAAAGGTACGCGTATCGAAATGAACGCCGCCGGAGCCACGACCGTTACAGTAAATACCGGACTCTTTAATGCCGGAGACACTCTTTTTATTCAGAATATCGGAGCGGGCGCGTGTACCGTTACCGCCGGTACTGCGACCGTCAATAAAGCAACGGCTGGAAGTTTAACCCTTGCTCAATATCAGGGCGGCACACTTTATTTTGTTTCCGCTTCTAGCGCGGTTTTCTTTGCTGATGCTGGTTTTACTTCGCCACTTACAACCAAAGGCGATCTTTACACTTACAGCACATCAGACGCTAGATTAGCTGTTGGTACAAATGGACAAGTTTTAATTGCAGATTCGACCACGGCAACTGGGTTAAAATGGGGCGCGGCGGGAACAACGCCAAGTTTCACGCTTCTAGGCACAGGTACAACCACTAGCGGCACGACAGTTACAGTAAGCGGAATATCGGGAATAAATCAACTTTTGATCTATTTCAATGCTGTTACAAACAACACGGCTGGAAATGAATTCAGATTGCGACTAAATGCAGACAGCGGAACTAATTACAATTACAGCAACGAGAGATTGAGCGTAGGTTCAAGTAATTTTAGTGCAACAGTGGACAGTACGACTTTTTTTAGATTAGCGACCACCGGTGCTGCTTCGGATGCTTTGAGTGGACACGCGATGATTTTCGGTTGCAATTCCACGAACGCGAAAGTGGCAACAATAACGAGCGCGGCTTCTTATAGCGGTACGACTGGGGGTTTTCATTACAATGGGGGCGGTTATTACACCGGAAGCTCAACTATTAGTAGTGTTTCCTTGATTTCCAGTACGGGAGCATTTAACGGCGGAAGTTATCTAGTATATGGGAGCGCGTGATGTATAAAGAAATTATTTATAACATCGAAACCGGCGAAACGATTGAGCGGGAATATACGGCTGCGGAAGTCAAAGAAGTGGAAAAGGCTACTTTACAAGCGGAAAGACAAGTAGCAGAATTAGCGGACAAAGCAAAGACAAGAGCAAATGCCCTTGCTAAACTTGCTGCGCTTGGACTAACTGAGGATGAGATCGCGGCGCTCTAAATGGCAAGCTCCCAAAATGGTTGGCCAGCGTCTGACGAACCCCGCACCATAGGCGTCGAGGCTTACGTCGTCCCCGGTACGCAGATAAAGATTCGCTGCTCTAAGAAAGTTGCGCCGCTTCTTATCAACTTCTGCGCCGAGTTTAATATGGAGGTCGAGAAGCTGGAAGGTAAGACTCTAGACGATTGGGGCTACGCCTACCGAGCAATAAGAGGCCAGGAGGACGCCGGTAACCTTAGCAACCACGCCAGCGGTACGGCGGTAGATCTCAACGCCACGAAGCACCCTCTCGGTAAGCGTGGGACTTTTACCAAAGAGCAAGAAGTCAAGATTAGGGCGCTCGCCGATAAATGGGGGCTCCGTTGGGGGGGCGACTATAAACAAAGAGCGGACGAAATGCATTTTGAGATCAACCTTTCACCACTAGGGGTAAAGGCCAAGATTGCAGAACTTGGACTAACCGAGTGGAAAGGCTACAAAGGTGAAAAGACACACTAAGAAAGTCGCTATGCAATTAGCCGGGAGCTGGTTTCGGGGTTTTGCCGCAGCTTGCCTAGCGTGCTATATGGGCGGTATTAGCGATTGGAAAGTAATCCTCAATGCGGGATTAGCTGCCATATTGCCTACCGTCTATCGTTACCTCAATCCTAAGGATCCGTTGGGTCGCTAATGAGCTACGCGGATTGGGCAGGGCTTATAGTTTCCATTGTCTCAATAGCCGGTGCTTTCATAATGGCTATCCAATGGTTAGTCAAGCATTACCTCAACGAGCTTAAGCCCAATTCCGGTATCAGCCTGAGCGATCGCGTAAGCCGAATTGAGGCCAAACTGGAAACCGTTTTGGAGATTCTCAAAAAGTAGCGGCGTGTCGGTAGTTGCCCTATGTCGGCGCCTAGCCTCATACTGGTCGAGCCCCGGTACCTTTCGGCCGGGGCAACCTGACTAGGAGGAATTATGGCTTATGAAATATGGCTAACGGCTATCTGCATTATTACCACGGCGCTAGGGATGTTATTAGCTTGGAGCTGGGGCTACAAAGAGGGTAAGAAGGTCGGCTACCGTAAAGGCCGCAGCGCCCACCCCACGGTAAGGAAGTCCAGCAAGTGATTACCGAGAACAAAGACCGCAATATCTACTGCGATTATTGCAAGCACGATTTTAAGCGCAAAGACGGCAGCTTCACCGACAAGGTAAGGCCAGCGGTTATCCGCGTTGATTACAAGATGTATAAAGGCCGGGTAGCTCGTCGCTACCTCTGCGCCGTATGCCTAGAAAATGTTACGAACTTACCGTCGGGTTACTGGTCTTTCAGGGATCAGCTCGAGTCAGCCCGTGAGCGTTGGGAGGCGCGATTAGATGTTTAATCTAGAGGATTACGAGCCGGTAGATAGCCGGATAGCGAAATTTTGGGATAAACACCCAGAGGGCTCACTCCAAACCGAGCTCATAGAAGCCAGCTCTAACCGTTTTATAGTAAAAGCCACGGCCTACACCGCCGACGGCTTGATAATTGCTACGGGATACGCTGAGGAAACGATTTCGCAGAAGGGTGTAAATGCTAATTTTGCTCTGCCTAATTGTGAGACTTCCGCTCTAGGTCGATGTTTAGCTAACGCTGGCTTCCAAGCCAAGCTTGGCAAGCGAGCAAGCCGCGAGGAAATGGCTAAGGTGGAGCGATCCACGGCAGCTAAACCGGACGTATGGGCAACCACACCGGCCGAGCCGACGCCAATGGCGCAAGCGCTGGACGTGGTAGCGCGAGAGCTGGGCGCTAAGGTCGTCGAGGTACCAAGCTGCAAGCACGGCGAAATGAATTACAAAGAGGGAATCTCGAGCAAGACCGGCCGACCCTACTCGGGTTATACCTGCCCAAGCAAAGACCGGAAAGACCAATGCGAGGCACGATGGAACCGATAACTTATGATCAAATGCGGGCGGAGTATAAAGTAATAATTTTAACGTCTGCCCTCGGTGCGGTTTTAGATTTACATACGGAACAAGAGATAACCCTCCCCGACGGCAGCTGGGGAAAATCGTGTATCACGTGCGACGGTTTTAATTATCCCTGCCGTACGGTTTCGGTTATCCAGAAGGAGTTTAGTTAATGGGAACCCTTTATATTAACGGCAAGCCTTTTGACGTAGGAGTTAACAACGCACCCAGCCTCCAAGCTTGCGACGCTTGCGACCAATGGAAAACTACCACCGGCGGTAAAACCGTCTATCTGCCCGGTGAAACCGAGGAATCTACCGGAGAGGCCGTAGCGTGGTTTTGCGCGGATTGCCTACGGAGGTAGATCTCTTTCTTTGGCTGAAACGCCATTACTATTACGACCTACGCTCCAGCGGTGGTCAATACGCTTTCTACGATTGCTATTCGCTGGAGTTTCGGTTTTACGCGGAACTCAAAGTGCGCTCTACCCATTACGAGCGGCTAATTATCGAGCGCTCAAAATACGATCGCATAGTCAAGATAGCTAACGCGAACCGTAACGACGCCCTCTATATCTGCTCCACGCCTCAAGGCGTTTGGCAATTTGACGTGGCGCTAATGGGTGGTCTGGATTGGGTAGATATGCCCGACTTGCCCGTAACGTCCCAATTTAGCAACACAGACCGGGTTACTAAGAAGGTTGCTTTGCTACCCTTAAAAGCCGCTACGCAGCTTGGAGAAGCGTCTAATACGCGAAAGGGTGGGGGAATTTATGGCAACCGTTAAAAGCTCGTGTACGCGGTGTAGGAGGCATACTGCGCACGAGCTGACCAAAGTTACCGGCCTCGAGCTACCGCCGGGTATAAGCGAATCTTACTGCGTGGTCTGCGAGAGCTTTAAGGTAGTCATTACCGACGAGACCCTAGCCGAGCCCTTCTTTACGCTCACGCCACGCCCAAAGAAAAGGGGATCTAGTGAAGCGCTTGACTAATGGTATAGGGTGGGGGGGAACCAACGGAGGGGGGGTTGGTTTAGTAAAAGATAATTGTAAATTAAAAACTGGTAGTTATAAAAAGATAATAATAATATGGGGTTTAAGCATAGTTCTGTCTATTGCTCCCTATCACGCCTTTACCAAGTCCCTACTGGGCGATAAGCAGTTCCAATGTGTAAAGAAGCTTTGGCATAAAGAAAGTCGCTGGAATCCTGCCAGCATTAGCCCTACGCACGATTACGGTATCCCGCAGCGTCATATGAGAAAAGCCAGCGAGCAAACTAAAGCGAAGTTTCTCGAGAATCCATACGCTCAGATACTTTGGGGTTTGAGCTATATCGAGCATAGGTACTCGACTCCGTGTAATGCTTGGGCTCATAGTCAGCGCAAAGGGTGGTACTAATGCCAAGACCAAAGGGTAGAAACAACACGCTCTACCGAAAGATTAGAGCGGACGTATTGGTTAGGGATAATCGGACGTGTTACGTCTGCCAAGGAGAAGCTAACGAGGTAGATCACCTGCTCCCGATTAGTCGCGGCGGTGAGGATAGCTACGAAAACCTCGCAGCTATCTGCCGTCGCTGTAATCTTGCGAAATCGAATAAGGTTAGTCAAAATGGTCTTTTTTTGACGCAGAAAGCACCCCCCCAATCTTTTGTTCTCCGTGACTTATCCGATATGTCCGATTTTGTACCGATTCCAAACGAT